TTCCACAAACTGCCTTTCAGCAGCATTAAAAGTATATGGCATCACCTTTTCAGATGATTCCTTAAATATTTTCCAGTAGGTTGATCCCTTGCCGTAAGTCAGCAAAGTATCCATTGCGCCCCAGCTGTTTACGTAGGCAAAATATCTTATATATTCAAAATGTGCGTAGTTGATAATTACCCGTAGCGTCTCTGACACATAACCACTATCGTCACGCACACGGACAGTATATTCAGCCACAGTGCCGGGAAGAATGCCCAGGTTCAGCTGATTATAGCCGACGCCAAACATTACTTTTTCATACTGCCCTACCAGGCTGACAATATTGGTATTGGTCTGCAATTTTGAGCCGTCCGAAAACACCACATCAATACTTGCATGGACTGTTTTGACATCGGCACGGAAATTAACCCAGGAAATAAAAACAGGTTGATCCTGACGAACGTAGCGTAATTTGCTTTGCAGCATCAGGAGCTTATCAGTAGTATCAACCGGATTTTTAAACGTTCCTGTTACAGATTGAGGCGCTCCCATTTTTTCAGAAAAACCACCAAGTAGCACCACGTAATTTGGTGTGGTAGTCAGCTGTCCAATATAGTTTTCCCCGCCTGCGGATGCATATTTCAGAAAATACTTTCGTCTGCTATCCTTGCATTTTTGCGCAACAGGCAGCGTGAAGCTGGGAATTTCACTGGTAAGAAAAGAATGTAAAAGCGGGGCAATGTCAATCGTGGCCTTCGAATCCATATCCAGCGGAATAGATCCTTTAAAAATGCGTTCCGGATTCAAATCATCCTGATCCAAAAGCCATAGTTCCAGAAACACGCTGCTGTTTACCAGCTCAGTAGTATCCGTGCCTGTGATCAGGTTAGCCAGACCACCACCGCCAATTCGCGTGACATTAAAGTTGAACTTTTTGCCAATCAGTTTGGCTTCGAATTTGACATAATGAAGTGTAAAAGATCCACCTGGACCTGTAATGGTGCTGGAAGACGCCGTAATTACAAAATCTTCCGCTAAGAAGTAATTGGCACGAAAGAAAGGAGCCAGACGGGCAATGTATTCCTGCTGAGTGGCAATATTGTAAGTGTATGTTGGAAATTGTGCGCCGTTAGGTATAGCAGTATCCGAAGCCGTAAAACGAACTTCATTATCATCCCACCTAAAAACGAGTTGAGATCCATCAACAATATTCCCACTTCCGTCTGCTACGAATGTGTTTTCCGCTTTAAGCCCAGGGACAATTCCCGTCTTGTCATCCTCGAAAGTGCCGATGATACGATCTTTCGAAAAACAGATAATTTCCGGGGGAGTAAATTCTAATGCCATACCCAAAACTACCCGTATATAGCTCTTTTCAGTAGGACAAAGCACTGGGTTCTAAACAGGAAAAACAGCCCTGACAAATGCCTGAGCTGTTTAATTAAAACACGTCACCAAGAAAATTACGGTTTCCAGTGAGCCGGATTAAAACATGCTGCTGCTGCAATACGCCAGGTGAATTCGTAACGCCAGCCATATAAATCATTATGCAAGGGACCAACCCACATACCGGATACAGATGGCGAGACAGTGGTGCTCTTACCGTCCACTTTCAGCAATTCTATACTTGCCATTTTTATCATGTGCGCAAGGATCTGATCAGCTGCCGGTTTGGCTTGCTCATATATTATAGCTCGGGAATGATCCTGTCCCTGTTGTTTTTTCTCTGATTGTGCCAGTACAGCAAAAGCACCTTTCAGTTCTGAAAATTTCCCGTTTTGGTCGGTCTTGTCTTCGTCATAAAACTCAACAATCAGACAGGGAAGTGTCAATTTTGTTTTGATAGCCGTAAGTAATAGATCAGCCTGCTCCGGAGAGTCTACAAAAAACAGGTTGACCTTTCCTGCTTCCTGTCCAAGCAATTCCAGCTTTTCAGCTACGTTCTTAAAAAAATCTACGTATGCGGGATAACTGTTCATCGGGTGCGGTGTTTGTCGGCTTCGTCTTTCATTTTCTTGTTGTGCGAAATAGTTTCATCCAGCACTTTCAAAACCGTATGCAGGGAAGCCTGTTTGATATTATCCAGTTTGGTCACATCCCGGTCGGCCATGGCTATAATGGTATTTAGCCAGGTGAGTGATTGGGACTTCTTTTTTGCAGTTGGGGCCGTAGGTTGTTCTGTTGTTTCATCCTGTAAATCAGGTGGAAAAAGCTTACGGTACATTTTTGGAAACACGCCTTTTGCACCCATATAATTAAGCACAATGGCAGATTTAACATCACCGCTGACAGTAGCAAACACTTTGCCATTTTCTGATATCAGACCTTCACGGAAAGGAATACGTTTGTCCTCAAATGTTTTTTTCTGGTTACTGGTTTTCCGGAATAAAATACCACAGAAATCATTCAGCTGATCATGTACATCCGGTGCTTTATTGTAGGCTTCCAGTCGCTGTTCAGCTGCCATAAATTCACCAAAATTCAAGTTTCCAAGTCCATCACCGGGACCGTACAGCGTTGTAGAAAATGCGCGTGCAATTTTTCGCGGGCAATAAACAGCTTTGTACTGAAGCGTGGAAAAACTCTTAATCATTGCCTGATATGGAAGTGCTTTTGTGTCATACAGAAAATTCAGTTCCATAAGCAATTGCACCCGCTGCACCTCGTTCAATGTTTCCAAATCCTTCTTAGGCACATTCATGATCAGGCCAATCAATAGCCATTGCATTTCCGGACGTTCGGCAGTTCGGTTCATTATTGCCACAGCACCAAGGAATTGATCCTGGGTGAGTTCATGAAAAGCTGTGGGGATATTGTAAGTTCTTTCTAATCCGGTTATGGGATTTCGTAGCGTGATAGGTTGCATGGTTTTTAGTTTAGTGTTGAAAGAACAGAGGGCCACGAATGTCCCTCTGTTGATTATTTATTCAATTATTCCCCAATCATTCGATAACATATCTGTTTGCGATGCAAGCCATCCATTTACAATAGTGTTATCAGCAGCTTTCATACAGATATATCCAGTAAACAAAACATCTGTAATATTTTGGGCTTTATAAAAACGTTTTACAGAGTCAGGCAATGTTTTAACTAACTCAACCGGAACGACAGCTTCTGGTCTAAGAAATAGAAACATCCCTTTTCCATTCCATCCAACACGTGCAACTATATGCCCAGCATTTAATGCTTCGATCGCCTTTCCAAAACTTCTATTGAAATTCATGATTATATATTTAAATTAAAGAAATGCAATTCGGGAGCCTTCCGGATTTTTGCAACGATCCGTTAAAGACACCACCACAGGAGCCACATAGCCCGTAGGTGGATTAGCGTTCATCATATCCATAAGCTTCTGCAATTCCAGTTCACCGGAGCTTGCAAATTCCCGTGCAGATGATTCAATACGTGAATTTTCGGGTACACTTACAGGTGTACGTTCGGCCATCATTACTTCCAAACCTTCGTTTGTCAGTTTAACGGTCCGGGTGAGCAGCGCACGGGAAGTCGCCATATAGATCACTGCTTTTCTGGCAACGTCACGCATAATTTTCTCACTGATAGTCAGCGAATCAGAAGAAACGGCATGGTCATGGAATTCCTGCATAAGTCCGGCCACACGATTTTCAACAAAGCCGATCGCTTCACGCATGGCACGGAAAGTAACATTTGGGTGAAGTAATGAAAAGACTTTCTGCACTACGGAAGCAGTTGGCACCAGGGTAGAAAATGTTTCATCCCGGATTGGTGAAGTTGCATACGTTTCAAAGGAAGAAAGGTTTTCATCCAGGAAGCTCAGCAGATCATCCAGCGCGTCCAAACCACTATTTAGAAAATGGTTTTCCAGTTTGGCCTGCTCATTATCGCCCAGGTTCCAACGAGTATCAGACTTAGGTTTATATAGCCCGGAATTGTCAATGGAAACCCCACCTACCTGGCTGTAATACCACATTGCAAGCGGAACGCTAGCAGAATTGATACAGTCCAGTAATTGTTCCTGAACAGTGGTTAATGCTTCGGTCGTGCCGTATTCCTGTACCTCAAAATAAAATGTCCTGCCTAAAATCGGGATAATGAAACGCCGTTCAGCTTTGTTAATGGAAGGTGTTACGCTTAAAAGGTCCAGATCAACAGACACTTCAACATATTTCATCAGGTCGGCTGTGGTGGATATCAGCATAAAATTTCACGTAAAAGATAAATGGAAGAATCACCTTTAATCCGCACCAGCTTCACGGACATATCCTGCGTGATTTTTTGATATTTGTCGGCAGCTGATGAAATATTTAACGCCCATATTTTGTGTTCACCAAACAGATACTGGATAAAGCCATTGGCCTTATTTAACTTCCAGACCGGAATGATTACCTGACGCGTTGCTACGGCTATTTCTTCTGTCTTGGTTTCTTCTTCCCTTGGAAATAACGGACAATTCAAACGAGAAATAGACAGGGCTAAAAGCACTGAAATGTAGAAAGGCAAAATAGCAATGAGAAGCTTCATAAAATTGTATTTTTCGATTTGATAAAATATGATTTGCTTTTACCTGGTAATAGCTGCTCCGATCGCGAAATTAAATTCTGTTTAAGAAGTTACCTGCTTAGAACCTGCGCCCGTATCAAGTGTGGTCAGAATCGTTTGTTTTGATCTGAATTCCAGTGTTGGATATTTCTTTTTCCAGCCATTGTATTCAGCCACAAAATTTAACGGTTCATATAGCACATCCCGGTAAGGTTCGATTTGTGACAGATATATCAGCAGTGATTCGCGTTTATCAGACCCACCAGAACGGGATCCCATTTCCTTACTTGCAAAACCAAACAGCGCCGGATCAATTCCCAATGCATAAAGCAAATGGGCAGTAGCTTCCATATTATCAGCCAGGTACGCACCATCTTTAAGTTTGTCAGGCAATGCATCTATTTTCCAGCCTTCAATTGTTTTCATATCTATCGCACTCACACCGAATTCCGTAGCAATCGCAATTCCGGAATTTTCTACACCAATCAAACGGCGGTTAATTTCCAACATCTTGTTTGTCCGGATCGTGTCCCGTTCAGATGCTGTTGCCTTTTCCCACTCTCCTTTATATTCTTCCTTCCAATATTCACGCGGAATCTGGATGTGGTATTTAATTGTCATCTGATTTTCAAACAACGCTTTTTTCAGTGCAGGGACTTTTTCCAGCACATCGAGCCAGCCAGAAGTGCGGATACCATCCCAATGTGCTAACTGATAGAATGTATTACCAGGTGTGGGGTAACTGGAAGGATAAATAAACTTGAAGACATTCGAATGTTTTTCCCGCGTCCAGTTGACTAAATCATACTCATACGGATCTAACAGGCGTATTTTTATCGTTTCTTCACTGGAAGCATAAGCATTTTGCCAGTTGGCATTGACATAAGCAAATTCAGAAACACCGGTATTTTTATTCTGCTGTCCAAAACGTGAATAAGCCGCTTCATTCGGGTGAATGTGGGTGATTTTCTGCCGGTTCTTTGACAAGATCAGCTCTGGGAATATGTTCAGGAACCAGAATATATCATTGGCAGTTTCCCGCACGTAACGTTTGAAATGCCTGTTATTCAGAAATTCCAGTATTTCAGGATCACGGACTTTCTGTAAAACCTCCTTACCTTCATCATCTTCATCTACCAAATAAGGTATGACCTTTTGACTGATCAGATTAGCCTGCCATTTCAAGGCTGTCGGTATAATCGTACTTCGCCGGCCACGCTCTAAAACCTTTTGCGGAAAATCATTTGCAGATCCCCACGGAATAATTTCCTGTGAGCTGATCACCAGATTATCTTTTACGATCGGCTGTGTGGGCTGGGCATTAGGAGCACCACCGCCGAAACTGACAACAGCATTGGAAGCAGGAAGCAGAGCCACTTTATTTTCTGGCAAAAATATTACACTCATAATACTGGATGGCCGTTGAGTTCTTCGATGAGATCAATATTTACTTTGCGGATTTCTCTGGAAGTAAGGTTCTTAATGTTGATTGGATAGCGCTTTTCCCGGGAGCTGCGTTTGGTCCCCTTGGATTCCACTGCTGAAACCTGTCTGGCTTTGTTCAGAACTGCACGGTCAAAAACTATTCTTTCACCACCTGTCCCGCGCCGTTTATCAGCCGTACAAAAAACAATGTGAAACGGCCTTGTATGGCGTTCCTGTGTACTTTCGTCCATTATTTTAAGCGCTTCTGCAACGCGTATCGGAGGTTTCATAAAGGAAAATTACATCCTGTATATAGCAATCCGGTAGGACAGCAATGCAAAACAAAAAACTATGCACTTTGCACTTTTTTTGAAACCAACTTTCAGATTTTCAGGATTTTAAGTGAAAATTTTTAGAAAAGAGCTCTTTTAGTGACACAGTTCACCCAACCACACACTGTAACGCGGTGCAATTGCACTAGATCGCCCCCTGCTGCGGTATATGACAGGCGGGGTGCCGGTACCGGATACCCGCCTATCTATCAGGCTTGACAATCAGAATGATATGAGTGATGATGAGTAGTCAACGCCTTGCCTGCGACGCTTGATCATGCCATACACCAACAGGTCAACAGCATCCGTGTAGTGGGGTGCCTCTTGCTGGTTAGCCTTCTCATCCTTTTCCATGCGCTTATCCTTTTCGAAGCCGGTCTTACCACCCAGTGCTATCTTGGTGCACTCCATGGCCGTGCGCATTACTGTAGTATTTTCTTTATTGAACATGACGGTATAGAACTCTGATTCGCTGATAGGCTGACCATTCAGCAGCAAGCCCCAGAGCATGTACCGGTTACGGTAGGAAGGAGTGACACCAACGAAGTATCTGGTTACTGCCCAGCCTTTGGCTTCCAACTCATCACAGAACTCATCCAATGGATTCTTATCTGATACACTGTTGGATGCAATGTGTGTATGATCATAGTAAATGATTACTTCCTTCTTATAATAGTACTTGTAGTAAGTATCAAACTCAACTGCCAAATGCTTCATCCTGTTCTTACCAGGTAGCACCACATCCAGACCATTGATCACCTTCAACATACGTGCTATCTCCTGCCCTGCTGCCAGGGTATTGATACGCCCACCCACATCCAGCGCTATCTCAACAGGCTGGCTTCTATCCAGATCCAGATCCTTACGACAATCATGCATCTTACCCTTACCATACATGTTCTCTGCCAGGCCATCGACAAAGGAGTAATCAATTGCATTGTAAAAGTGCTTATCTGCCAGATCAGGGTAGAAGGTATTTTCCACCTTACCAGGGCGCTCATTTAGAACCGATGTACGGAAGATGAATTCAGGAAGGTTACGTTTCAGCCTTTTAACATATTCAGCACCCAACACATCAATGTTTTCAAGTGTGCTGGCCTCGGAATAAAATGTAGTTCCTTTCCTGATCTTGCTTAATTCCTTCTCATATAAGCCAATATCAAGCAATTCCTGCTTAGTCGCTTTTCCTCTAACCTGCCCTTTAATCCGGAGCAGGTTTATTTCATTTTGAAGCAGCAGAATGAGATTAACAGCATCATGATCCGTATGTTCTTCATATTCGTGGATCCACTTCCCACTGGATGATGTAGGCATATCGGTTGTGAAAGTGATGCTATGATGCAGATGGCAATCCTTGAAATAGCGTTCATTTCCCCGGTTAGTCGGCATCAGCTCGCTATCCAATTGAAGCTTATTTAAAAACTTCACTTCATCACCATCAACCCAATCCACTGACATACCATTAGACGAACCTGGCCTATCCTGGCTAACCATACGCATCACCGAAATGTCATATCTATTAACACGCACAAAAACACTATGCTCTGCTGTTTCAGGGCACATGTAAGGCATATTTAAGCCATTGTTTTTAGGAGGGAATTTTCTGACCCAAAAATCACGGTCACGCTTCATGCCCATTTCCTGCCACCGCATGATCATCGGCGGCAGGGTTCGGTCAAGTAATTGCATATAACTTTCAGCTACATTGACACCTGCCGAACGTGGCATTAATGTCATGCACCTGTGTGCTTTTGGTGCAAGAATTCCGACCGTTTTACCGGTTCCACGTCCCATCACATGGATAGATTCATTAGCATCAACCGCATTTACGCGTAATTGGGGAAGGTTCTGGTACAGAACAGTAGGTTCACTTTCTATGTTCTGACTCATTGCGCGGGTTATTCATAATATCATCAAAGTCAACATCTTCAATTTCACGCATCTTTTCATCCTCTTTTTTCTTCCAGAAAGATTTAAGTAGAGAAGGAAGGTTTTCAGTAGGTTTCAAGCCTAATACACTCAGATCCGTTGAAACCGTAACCTGAACAATCACAGGAACGGGCAATTCTATATGTTCCCGGTCATAACCCTGAATTTTTGCCAAAGTAATATCACACCTGGCTGCAACGTCAAAGCCTTTTGCCGTTCCCAGATCAGCTGATCGTTTTCTTAATCTGCTGACCCTTTCAATGAACATGATCTTTTCAAATTCCTGATTAACCTTCGTAACGGATGCAAAAAGCCGTTTACAGTTGGCAATATCAGTATAAGCCTGACGTGGGCTGACACCATATTCAGTACGAAGCGCTTCCACCACCTGACTATCATTTGAAGGCTCAAAATCAGATATCCATTGCCGGGCAAACTTCCACCTGGCTAATTGTTTCCTTTGGGTATGCGTTAATTTATCCTTCTTTTTAGGATTGGTATACGCTTCATAGATTACATCAAAATCATCCTCGAAACGCTTAATAATTTCGCTTTTTTGTTTTGTAGAATACTTTCTGACTGGCTTTTCCGGTTCCAGAAAGTTAGCAAGCGCATCTTTTAACAAACCCTTTTTTTCATCAGGATCATCATCAAATACGCCCTTTGGTTTGAATCCTGCTTTCATAATTCAATTTCGATTTCCTTCATTTGACGTTCCCAATTTAGGATCATTTCATCCAAAGCAGCACGACGGGCAGGATCCGTTTCTTTTTTCAGTTTAGTCCTGGTACGGCTTATATAAGTTCTCAGGTTCAGATAATTTTTTGGATAAAGAATTCCCTGTTCTTCTATCGGCGTATTTTCCGGGATCCGGTGATGTTCTTCATAATATCCGATCATTCCGTAAAGCATATCAAGCTCTGCGGTTATATCCAATATCCTGTATGCTGCCGTTTTCCGATCGTCGCGCCGGGATGGGTCCGGAAGGTCCCGAAGCTTCTGTTTTAGCAAAACTCTTTCATCCATAAGCCCGTAGGTTCTTTTGTGCCAATCGCGCACTTCTACCGGTTCATCATCCGAAATATCAGGATGTTTTACTATTGGAATTTCCGGACGTTCATTTTTTGAAAGGAATTCTTCAACCTTTTTATTAAGCTCATTGAATGATTCTTCCAGGTTATCCACATCATCCAGCAGTGTAGTGACATCATTGGAAAGATCGTCAAAGTTGCCGGTCAGATCCTGAACAGTTTCTTCCAGTTCACCCACAGTTCCTTCCAAAACTGCCACTTTTCCCGGCTTCTTTGCGGTCGTTACTTTTGCAGCTGGTACAACGGGCAAAACATCTTTTACCAGCCCTGCACGCATTTTGTTCCGGTTAAAATCATTGGGCCCCATGCACAACATTTTGTAAGACATATCTTCGCCATACCGCTGTTTCCACAGGCGCAGACCGTCCGTATAATTGTCATTTTCAGACCAGGCTTTCAGCTGTAATTCGTATTCCTTTGTCATAATTGGAAAGGCTTAAAACAAAATCATCCGAACACAACAGCGCCCGGATGATATAATTTAACTAAACCAAAACCTGAAACCTATCTGACTTTCGCCACATAAGGACATCCTTCGCTGATCAGCTTTTCAGCTACATCATCGGTAAGTTTGGCAAGGTCATACATCAGCCCTTTATGCTCAATTGGCATTGTTTTAGCTTCCTGTAATCCCACTACCTCATATTTACTTTTGGCCGGAGCAGACTCAACGGCCACTTTATTTTCATTTGCCATTATACTGCTGCTGTTAAGTTCACAGTTGCAGTGTACAACAACCGCGATGGCTGGGTACAGGTAACAGTGAATTCGTACATAGATCCGTCACCTTCATTTTCGCCGTTGATTTTCTGGGCGGTCATGGTAGCGTGGTATTTGTTGCTACCCAGCTGATCGTAAGTACCATCAGGCATATTAGAATCTTCTACCAGCACAAGCAGTGGATAAATACTATTCGCAACAGCATTGAACAGCGCAAGCGCACTCATGTTTTTGGATGGCATACGGAACACCATATTCAAAACTTTTGCACCACTGTTGTTACCACCAGCCGTAATATTATTTACACCTGTATTACGGGTGATGTTAATCGTTTTGAACGACTTACCCGTTTTAAAAACATGGGGAGTAGTAATAATAAACGGATCTTCTGGCTTAAGCGGCGAGACGATCGGCGTCCCAAAAGTCAGGATATCATTCCATGCCGCGTAATGCAGCTTCAATTTTGTGCCTCCCATGTTGCTGCCGCAATCATCGTCAATCAGCACGTCAAATACAACACACATATTTTTTTGAATTTAAAAAGCCCTGTTAACTATGAGAACAATGATACTATTTGACCTCAGTCAAAAGCTGCAAAATGCTGCTCTCGTTATCAACAAGAACTTTCTGCAACGCTTTGTCTTCTTTTAATTGGGCAGCCGTCACTTCCTTCCCGCCCACACTGAACTTGGGTACAACGACACGATATTTTTTTTTATCATGCGTAAATACTGTTGATTCAGTGAAAGTATCTTCTTTCGAAAGCTGCAAATGCTGATCCTCGATGATCTTAATTGCATCGTTTACCTGACTTGTCAGAGTAGCATTTTCTTTTACTTTCGCGTCCAAATCTGCCTGCAACTTTACATTCAAATCATCTCCTTTTTTGGCTTTTTCAACCAATGTAGCATTTTCATTTACTTTCGCTGCCAGATCTGCCTGCAACGATTCAATAGTTGGTACTGGTTCTGTTACCGCCATTTTATTAGAACTTAAAAAAGGTTAAACAAATATCCTTCCCCGTTACCAGGGAAGGACTTGAATATTATTATTAGGCAACTCAGGCCGCTCCATCATTCACCCAGACGATCTGAGGGATGATAAAACCAACACCAATCCACCAGTCACTCATCAGCTTAACAAAGCGCTCAAAAGCTTGGATATCAAAAATGCCTTTCATGTTTTGCAACCCTTTTGAAAGCATAATCGCATTGGATTTTGGCGTGGTAAAGAAACGGTCATTTACAGCACCGCTTGCTTTCAGGTTCAACGAAGGCAACCCAACCAAATTGATGCTTGAATAACGAATTGTTGTCACACCAGAAGCCGTGGCATCCGAATTTGTTAATAGGCCATATTTCTTGTCATAGCCTTTTTTGTATTCCAAAATCATCCATTCCGGACAATATGTGGTCATTGCAATACCGCGGTATTGTATCGGCAAAGCTTTGTAATACGCTTCAAAATATTCAACTAACAAAACAGGATCAGTAGGCACTGCACCCAATGCAATTGGAACAATATTGCCGGCTGTAACATGATCTGCAAGTAACTTCAAAATACCGTTCATAGCAGTTCCTGCTGCACCAGCAGTTCCAGCCGTTGGTGCAGCATACACACCACGGCCAATTTCATTCAGTTCCATATCCTGCTGGATCTGTGGAACGATCATCTTTTCAATCCAATACTTCACAAAAGGCCACTCTGTACGCTTCACATCCATACTGGACAAAAAGCCTAACCAGGATGATTTGATATCGTCAGGAGTTTCAGAAAGATCTGCCTTGATATTATACTGGCGAATTTCAACAGGTGTGAATTGTGCAGATCCAACCGGCGTAAAAGCCTTTTGGAAAGGCTGAACAATTCGGGTGTGACGGGATTCTGATGCACGCCAGATCGTATCATCCGTAATAATATGGGTAAATGCCTGCTCCGTAACGAAACCTCTTTTCAACTGAGAATAGATGTCGTTTTGGTTCTGGCCGTGACTTAGGTAGTAAGCCCCAAATGCGGTTACAACTTCTGAAATAGTCATTGCTTAAATTTAATTGAAGATGAAGTGTAATTTTTTACTCGTATTCGTCAGTGCAAATGATCAGTAACCAGCGTCTCTGGCTTCTTTTTCAGAAGGTAATTCCTGAATTATTTGCTGCCATGTTTTTGTGTCACCTTCTCCTGCCGGTATTTCGTCAGCAGTTTTGGTTACACGTGTTCCCATTGCACCAGGCTGCTCACCAAATTCAGTCACCTTAGCCTGTAAAGCATCACGTTCGGTGGTCAGGGTACTTACCTGGCTGTTCAGCGTGGTAACCTGCAAAGTGGCTTCATTAGCAGTTGTAGTCAGGGTTGTAACCTGCTGCAATGCGGCATCTCGCTGAGCAATAAGCTGCTCAATGGTCGGAGCGTTTATAGACTGCTCCGGCTCTTCCTCAGAAAAGATCTGCATTATTTTCTCTTTTAGTCCCATTTGTATACTTGATTGTTTGGTTGTACTCTGCATATCAGCCAGTAGCGAAAATGTATCAGTCACACTGACAATCTCATCAATCAGCCCTTTTTCAATTGCTTCCGGAGCAAAATAGATCCGGCCTTTCTCCACATCCTTGCTCAGTTTGGCCCCACGTCCGGTTTTCATATCAGCAATGAACTGATCATTCAAAACACCCAGATATTGTTCAACCAATTTGGAATTCTTACCACCACTTTCAATCAGCTGCCGGTATTCCTCATTTTTCTCTGTGGATCCGGGAGCATAGATATCAAAGCTTTTTAAGCCCATTTTGGCATAATACTCCGTCCAGTCCGTGTAGCTCTGATACGTTCCGATTGATCCTATCTGATCGGTTGGCTGGGTAGCAACTATTTTTTTAGCACCTGCCATCTGGTATAAAGCAGCGCTGGCCATTGTACCATCTACCACCACCAAAAGCGGTTTTGGGAAATTCAATACACCCTGAAATACTTCACGCGTTCCGGCATTTTGTCCACCAGGTGAATCTATTTTAACCATCACTGAACCTACCATATCATCGCTGGCCAGCTCATTCAGGTAATACAAAAAGTTTTTGGAGGAATTATAGCCGTATTTGTAGATCGGACCTACAAGCGAAATAACACCCATTGCAGAAGCTTTTCCGGTCAGTTCACTTTGTGCAGAAGATTGGAAAACACCGTTTTTGGATTGCATAAACGCCGTTTTCATTTCCGGCCATATCGCTTTCATGTCTTCTCCCCGATCGGCGCGTGCCATCTGGTCAGCGTGTTGGTAGAGCCACGTAGGATCTATAAGCCAGTTCCCGCTAAGGCACCTGGCTATTGTTGTTAAGAAAGCATGTTCAGAGTGGTTTGCGTTGTGCATGTCCAGGATAATTGAGGACACAAATATTAGAGTAATGGCAGGTTTGCCGTAGGACAGGCGGGAAGGAGAAAAGGGTTAAAAGGGGAACAGGTTAAGGGTTAACGGGTATAAAAAAAGCCTCTGAATGATTCAGAGGCTTTTTAACTTATCACAATTCAATTCAATCAGTATTTGACTGAATAAAACTTAGTGTTGATGATATATCTTCCAACATTTCAATTATTCTTTTCTGGTGAGCCAAATTCAGCAATTCGTAATTTGTTAGATTATTATTTGCGAATTCTTCTTCATATTCATTCAAAATTCTTTTCAGATCTGTGCCCATACCTTTGATTTATTTTGGTTTAACTCAAATCTACACAAAAAAAGCTCCTGACCAGATTGTCAGGAGCTACCTAGGGCGTAATGAAAGGGCAGACTGCTTAGAAAGCTCCCTTTATGGTGCAGGCCTACTGGTTACCGATCTAAATCCCTAAGCCGTATATCTTCGATCAGACCCCAGCGATGCGGGTGGTTTTATATTTTATGCAATTGTATTTGAATCAATATAAATGTAAGGTTTCACAGAAAACTTTAATTCAGTTCGTGGAAACGGTTTTTGAAATGTAAGTGAACTGGAATTTACATTTCTACTGACACAACGCTCCCACAGCTCTTTTGTAGGTAACATTTGTTTATGCTCTTCTTCTCTTTCAGCATATATCATTTTCAAATGCCTCAAAAATATCTGACCAGCAGTTTCCGAATCCATATTTTTAACCGTTAACCGTTTAACCCTTAACCTTATTCCTAAACCACCAAAGGCCTTTTTGAAAACAACCCCGTAAAATTCAGCCTATAACCCTGAGCTCCAATAATTTCAGTGGGTGAAAAATCGGTTTTTTCCAGTTCGCAAAATTCACCAGGAGCACCAACATAACGGCGTTTTCCGTCGAAATGGGTTACACGTAGCACGAAACGCATTCTTTGCATTTGATCCAGCTGGTCCGCTACGGCTTGCGTATCGTTTACCACCAGGCAGCCCACCTGCACCGCCGATGTGGCACCGTGCACATTGGTTGTTGTCGGCTGGTCATAAGTGAGCGAATCACGGTAAGCACTAATTCCATACCATCGAATAGTTGGTAATGGAATACCATTTTGCCAAACATATATTTCATGCCTGGGGATGAATTCAATACTGAATATGCCCGTAGGTAAATTACAGTAATCTGACACGATATCACCCAATCCGGTTGCTGAAATATTGACCGGCGTTTCACTGCTTAATGTAATTTTCATAACGCGTTATATTTTGCCCAGCAGCATGCCTGGCATAAAATTAGAAAATTCAGACCTTACTGTATTATTCCGCTCCCGAAAGCGCAGATAAATTTTCCGGATCCGTTCATCATTCAAATCCTTTTCGTACATGCCATACCGCACCCGGAAATCATTGATGGCCTGCTGGATATTGAACACATTGCCGGTCAGACGGAGAATTTCCATATCGTGCAGGATTTCCAGATAGATGAATTTCATAACAATATTATTGAACTGGATCAGCCGGCGTTCGGGCAGCAGCACATTGTCCTGGTACCGGAGTGGAATGGAATATTGCCAGCTTTCGGTATAACCGCGGCGCAATGCCACTTCTTTGGAAAAACATTTAACCTGTGTTGTCTTCCGGGTGAAAGCATTTATGAGCCAAAGCCCGACAAAATCATCCTGCGTGGCAAGATAAATCGAAGGTTTCCACCTTTCCAGATACTTTTTTACGGGAACACTTACCGGCATGGTATGGGAAACAACACGCGGATGTGACTTGGTACTTCCTGTCAAAATCATAGTTGATGAATTCACTTCTAAATTTACGAAAAAAGTGCTAAACCCCGTAGGTAATTTGCTGTTTTTAGTAGATTTAGTAGCATTTTGACCCTAAATAGTTCGATATTTTTAGAATCGAACCTTTGATTTTGAAAAAATAGTTCATCGTTGTATTTATCCAATATTTGAAGAGAACCAAACCGCTTATTTCGCCATCCTGCATTGGTCACTTTTTTTTCCTGCACTGGCTGAAACACGCTTTTTTTTTGTAAGTTTGTAATTTCCTATAATCTACTCATTATCAGAGTTATAAGTCTGTAATTATCTGTTTCAAGTTTGTAATCAGCTCCAAAAAGTTTGTAATCCTGTAATTCTGTAATGAAAAGTGCTTTCTCCTCTATAAGAGATTACAAACTTTTTGTAATTCTTTAATTAAAATTACAAACTTAAAAAATAACTGTAATTACTGATTTTCAGACTTTTAAGCCTAATTATCGAGAAACATTACAGAATTACAAATATTACCGGACTTTTATGAATGAGGGGTTAAAGGGGAGCCAAAAGGCGCAAACAAAGACAAAAACAGTGAGCGCGGGAATTGAACAATTTCTTTATTTCTGTAACTCCGTTTCCTTTTTGAATACCGGCTGCTGCTCCGGACTTCCAGTGGCTAATCCATAAACAAAAAAACAACTAATTTCTTAGTTGTTTGATTCAAAAAAACGCCACGATAATTACAGGGGAAAAGCTGTAAATATCGTGGCGTGGGTTAAATCAGTTTCTTAAATTCCTGGTATGCCACCTGCCTGATCTCGCCACTTTGTATCTCCGTCAGGCTATTGAACTTTCTGGTGTTATAATAAGGTGGCCCCACATCATCGTAATCCAAATGACCATCAACTATTGTCCCACACATCTCAATTTGTTGCCCATCATCCAGCAGGATTGTGGTATGTAAGTTTGTTGTTACACTAACTACGCTTGTGTTTATTGCTTCCATAAAATGATTTAATTATAATACTTAAATGCTCAATTGACTTTGCCTGCTATCCTGATCAAATTTAGCCTTAAAAACTTCTTTCAAATAATAAGAAGATGTTGAATTGACCGGAACAGCAAACGGCTCAAAATCATCTTTGAATAGCGGCTGAATAATCAACTCATGCCCCACCTTTGTTTCATCCAGCACTAGCGTAAATGCGTGGGCTGGCGTATTGTCCCGGGGATATGGCTTGCTTAAATGCGCTGATGCAGTAGCTTCCAGATTTCTTTCCCTGTTTTTCTCAGGTAACTGTGGCAAGATGATTTCAGCAGCATTATACCATTGTTCCAGGATTAAGCCCTGCCCAAACTCTACAAATAACTTCTGATTCCGGATAACAAAAGGATAACCTTCTTCATTAGTCCAATATTCCAGTTCTTCCTTCCGTGAAAGAATGTACGCCACCAATGCTGCTATTTCCGATTCCATACAATGCAAAGTTTAATTTCAGGGTATGAAGATAAAATATTTAGTTATTTATTCGTCCATACCAGCTTTCGCCAGTTCTATTTCATTTTCTAATTCCCTTACATTTTCCTTAACTTTTAACCTGTACTCATGTAAAGTCATTTTACCCGTTTCAATCTGATCAATTTTGAAAAGTAATTTTTCATACCAACTGATCTTCATTTTCCATAATTCTATTTCTAATCCTGGTGGCATATTAATGAGATTTAAAGTTTAAATATTAGCCCGCTGCATCTGCCCTGATACGATTGCTCTGTGTACATCCATCCATGGCCGGCTGATGAATTCAATTACCTTCTCCCCGCCAACTTCCATCAGATCCACGTAGTAGCCTTTGCCATTCTCCCATATTTCCCAGCAAACCCATGTCCGGCCTTTCTTATCATTCCACACGCTTTTAGGCTGAATAAATTGGCGTGGTGATGGCTGTATCCTTTTAATCGGTTCCGGTTCCATAATTATCCTTGTAAAGAGATAAGATCCATTCTGCTTTCCATTTCATCATCCCAGTAGCGCCCATTCTTATCCCAGCACAAATGTTTTCCATGTTTCACCGGCATTGGGTCGCTTTCCACTATCCTTTCTATTTCGATATTGTCCCCGCTGCGCGTCTTCCAGATATCGCCAACTTTGATTTTTATTAACATAATCAGTATGGGTTACAGTCAAAATCATTGTCGTTGAAAATTGCATTATTATCAACAAATCTATTTTCAGCGACAGGTACAGGATTAAAGATGTCTTCCACCACTACATCCAGCTCCTTTTCCTTCAACTTCGAAGCAGCAAGTATTTTTTTATCCCGAAACCTGCCGGATCCGGATGCGAAGTATGCCTTTTGCAAGTCCCGCACTTCTTTTACGAGTTGTGCCAATGCTAATGTTTTCATAATAAGCCTTGTTTAGTATGTTTTTCAAAGACAATCACCCACACCCACGGGTTCTTTATCACCGCATCATCACCGTTTATGCTGATAAATAGTGAGAAGAAAGAGTTAACCGGATCGTTTGTAGCGTTCAATTCCGGGTATGGCAGGTACATTTTATAACTCTTTTTGTCGGGAGCTTCCGGCCATGGCGCCATTACTTCAATTCCTTCTGCAATAGCATCGGAGGCTGATATATCCTGAATCCTTTCTATCCTTATATCAGTAATTTTTAACCGGGTACGGGAAAGGAATCTGGTTTTTCTCCTTTGATTATTAGGATACAGCATCTTATCAGCATCTACCTGTCCTTTACTTTGTTCAATAACAATTTCCTGAACCCAAAGCAGATCCCCAATATTTCCGTATGGACATTTGATGAATTTTGGAATAATGTTCGTTCCAATCTTTCCCATTCTAACAACCTGATTTCCCTTTGAATCAAGCCCTAAATAATCCAGTACATAGGAATCAGGGTTTTCATTAATTGTATCCAATCCCCTTGTACGGCGGGTCATGCTTTTGCGGCCAGCATCCAGTGCCTGTACCATTTCAGTGTTGAATAATATTGGTGATTCTTTCATTTGTTAGTTTAGTTAAGCTGCTTTTTGATCCATCATTTGAAGACCCTTATCAAATACCTCGTACCATAATTTGATGTAAATCGGCGGCACGCTGTTTCCTATGCATTTTTTCTTATCGGTTTCTGAACCCAGCAATACATAGTCTTCCGGAAAGCCCTGAATCACTAATAGTTCCTGAGACAAAAGCATGCGCATCAGGATATCAGATATCCCGTAATGAGCCATGAAAACTTTCAATTTCTTTACGGCCAGACAATCGTGTTTATTAATAATAATTACCGGCTTTGTTATTGTTTCGGCAGTGATCAGAGCCAAATGAGGATTGACAGTTATGCACGCAGCGGGCTCATTTATTCCGGAAGGCTTGCTTTTTCCATACTGCTTATCAATAAAATGGGTTTCGATCAGCCCAATCCTGTCCTTTGTCGTGAGCGTACTGCAAGGATCTTCCATTCCGAAGTGACCACCGGCACCATAATATTTTATACAGAATTGTTCCATGCTCACCAGCGCAAGCCGGTTTGCAGTAGTAATGGTTTGTGCAGGATCATTCATGGACTTCACCCTGTTTTCCGGTGAACCTGAGTAGTACGACATGACGAATGGCTCCATCTGAATCAAACCAAAACCGTCCTTTGTAGTAATTGTAGAGCAAGGATCCGACAGGCTGAAATTCATTCCATCACCGGAAAAGTATTTTGTCATGAACGACCTGTCACCACTTCCAACATGCCTGAAACAGCCTTCCAGAATACGCTCGTATGTTTTTTCACTTAAAGGCGGATCGCGAAATATCGACTTTCCTTTTACTTCCAGCTGCAAACAATCTCTTATTGCTTTCCACTTTTTCAGATGCTTGTTTTTGTTAATCAGCAGATCCGGGTTTTTAGCATGCGTCTGCTCCGGCCATATCTGCATATCAGGATTTAAAGAAAAAACAGCGAAGTAACGGGTACGGGAAGTATGAGCACCCACATCAGCAGTATTATGAAGCCGGTGCCCATAAACATATCCCAGGTCTTCAATTCCTGTTTTCCATTCTTTAAAGAAAGTCCCTTTTAACTTTTTAATGGGAACAAGATGTGGCTTAAAACCTATGATAGTTTTGTTTTTGCCTTTTCCTGACATGATCGGCACAAGGAAAGAAAATGCATAACCTTCTTTGGTCTTACCTTCTTTGGGTTCCATTGGTCCCCAATCCATAAATTCACGCACATTTTCAACTGTGAACATGTCCGGATTCAATGTTTTAAGGTAAGCCGGCATAAATTCAGCCAGACTCCTGCTATCCGGGTCCCTTTCCATGCCGCCCCGGGCATGGCTGAAATGTGTGCATTCCAGGGAAGCATGAAAAACTAAAAGCGCATCAGGGTAAAGTATTTTAGCGTCATTCACGACGTCCAATAAACGATCTGGTAAAGTATTGTCCCGGACATCTTCAACAAAATGGACAGTTTCCGGATGATTGCGGGCATGTGAAGCAATTGCATTTGCATTATGATTAATTCCTGCAATGACAACAGCTATTCTATCTCCATTTTCATCCACTGCTTTTTCAACTCCTTCTGTGTAACCGCCTGCTCCACAAAAGCTATCCACCACGATGAACCTGATTTTATGAGGGATTATTTTAGTTTTCATTATTGATCTGATTCTGGTTTAGTTAATTCTTAAAAAGTCATATCTTCTTCATCCCCACCACCTTCACCCGGGAACAACTCTTTCTGCTCCGGCACAGGCATCACTGGGCTGGGTTTTGGTGTTTCCACTTTTGGCAAACCGGTTAATCCTGATGTATCGATGTAAAACATTTCAGTTGATTTGCCATCTACATTCACGATGATACGGCGGTTGTCGTTCGACATATCCACAGGGTTAAGGATGAATCCGTACAACTGGCACCATGCTTTCAGTTTGCCCAAAAAGCTTTGCGGGGACATTTTAACACTGGTTTTGAAAAACGAATCCTGTGCTTCATCACGTGGTGTTTTGACATCCAGCCTCTTTGCTTCATTGCTGAAATACACATCTGCCCAGGACTTGAAGTTGTCACCCATTTTCGCCATCAAATTTCGTTTCGATACGTTTTCTGATGGGGCACGTACGGCATCTTCGCAGGCCAAATAAAATTTCAGGCATTGTGCACCAAGATTGTAGGCGTAATTCTGTTGTACCTGGTCAAAATCATCCAGCAGATCCAGACCAAAATCATCTTTTGGGCTCCAATCGCTCCGATAATTTCCGTTGGCGTTTTTGTGGTAATAATCTGAGTAGACCGTATACATTTTCCTGCGCTGTGAACTCGGATCCGTATGCTTATCGCCATAATTGGAGTTAAACCAAAATTTCGGGCTGTCCTTAAAGGAAATAATGATAGACTTTACATTCTTCCGGTTCACGACCATATCCGATGTAAGCGGCTCAAAGAATGGCCCGAAGTCCAAGTGCTGGTGTGTATCATCCACCAGGATCAGATCAGATTCCCGCGTTACGTTTTCGAACATAAATGCGTTCTCCGTCATTTTTTCAGACCGTCCCGGAAGTGGAACCACACGGGAAAACAATTTAATAAACCGGGTAATCAGCGATTTACCGGATCCACCGTGGCTTTCACCTTCTTCCGAAAGTTTGGAATCCATGCCCCACACTGCCCACGGCCGGCTGCTTACTTTCCAGCGGTGCAGCGCATAACCAATCACATAGATACGGTTTGCCAAATGTGCCTGCTGTTCAGCCTTTTCCGCTTTGGTCAGCAATTCACCGGCAATGTTCACATGGTTTGCAGCACGGTAAGCCGCTTTGCTCGTTTCGTCTTTACTGTGTTTTTCAATGGCCGCAAGCTGATCAGCGCCCAAAGCATGGTTATTTCGGTATTTTTCTTGCTTTTCAGCAGTGTCATAATTCTCGTAGAAATCCAGACGTTCTTCCAGTTCTTCGCGCCAGTGCACCCGGCATGTCTGGATCAGGAAGTTCAGGAACTGACAATCCGTTTTCAGAATATCAGCTTGCCAGTCGCCATTGGCCAATTTCGTGAATTTGAAATAATCATCTTCCTTTTTGGCCTTATGCTCCTTCACTTTGCCGTTTACCAGCGTTTCAATTTTCAGGATCTTATCATCCCAAACGTATTTGCCAGTCGCGCCTGGTGCCAGCTCCTGTATGCCGTTTCCGGTTATTTTCCAGGTTACATTATTGAAAAACAGATACTGATAATCGGCTCCATAAGCTTTAAAGTCCAGCTCACGGACCGGTATATTAGACAATGAAGAATCCGATAATTGCGGAGAACGGAAGAATGCATTACGAAGATCTTCCAGGGAGTCCCGGCTGGCCAGAAACGTATGTAAAAAATCTTTCAGTTCACTGGCTTCTATTTCCCGCACAATGTTGTTATGCACATGCACATACACGAAACCGTCTTTTGTCTTATCACTTTTCAACCGGTGATAACCCATCCGGTACAGAAAATTATAGATACGAAGATTGTTAGGCTTGTATTCCAGCATCATCCTGCCAAACTTCATTTTAATATCTCCGTCTTTATTCCGCAAATAATCCACATCCCAGAACTCGTACGGCAGAGCAGTATTCACCAGCAATTCAAAATCCCGTTTCCGGTAAGTGCCTTTGAGATTTTCTTTCTGAAAACGCAGATAATCCCGCAGATCCTTATAGTAAGGTTTGCCTTCATTATCCCTTGCTTCCAGCATACGTTCCGGCAGCCAGATCGTTCTCATATCCAGAAACTGCAAAGCCATTTTGTGCCCCTGAATAATCCCGGTTACATCAATATCAGGCAGATTATAAAAGAAATCACAGATCTTCCGGAGCTCAGAGTATTGGTATTCCGTCCATTCTTCCGATTCAGAATTACGCCAGACAACCTGATATCCCAATGCAGCCGTATTCAAAGCATCGGATCCACCACTGCAATTAATAATGGCAGGCAATTTCTTTTCCCTCCGTTCTTCTTTTTTCTCAGCATCCGTCATTTTATCATAATCCTTCCCGCTGCCTTTGCTCAGTTCTTCAAACTTGGCATGAGCCTGGGATAGTCCATGAATAAACACCCGCGGCTTTTCTCCCAGATAACGGAAACGGTCTTTCTTGTCTGCTTTTGGTTCGTAAAACCTGCCCCAACGATCCGTTTCAGTGCCTTCCTCATAGATAAAGATCGGGTAACGGTCATTGCTGGTGAATTCATGCGTAATACCTTTATTGGTAAAGCGTTTCCATTTCACACTTTTCAGGTGATAGTACGCAAACAGGTTTTGAGCAAGTCCCAGCCGTTTAGCTTCCTCCTTATGCAAGGCCGACCATGCAGCATCCACCAGAACATGTTTAATTTCTTCGGTGGTCAGTTCCTTGGTTTGGTAGGTTGTTTTCCCATCCTGTTCATCCGGTTTGGCTGGCCAGCTGTTGTAGTCAGGCCGTGGCAATTCCACTTTTGCACCACCAATTTCATAGAAAGCCGCTACTGCTTTCAGCGCCGTAACAAAATCAATTCCATCTTCCGACATGGCAATATGGATGGCATCCTTCATTTTCCCATCCCCGCCAAAGTCCGTTACGCCCCACTTTCCATCCGGCAATTGTTTCAGCTTGGCAGATGCATGTTTTTCAGTGTCCCGGATCTTAAAACCCTTCCGCGGATCCGTATCACATCCATCTGCCTGCGGGTAACGGGAAAGGATGTACCTTAACCCGCCGTCTACCGCCATCACATCATTTAGGTCAATATTATTTGCACTCATGTTTTTGGGTTATCCTTCCAATACGTTTCTTAGGGTTTCCATTGTTTTCAGCTGGGCTTCGGTCAGGTGTTTTACCTCAATTTCCCGCAATACCAACTGCCTGGCTTTGGTCTTTTCATTATCCGGCAACATGTACAGCCTGCCGGCTTTCCAGATCCTTATAATATCAGAGATCTCCGTGATCACTGTTAATGGCTGGCGCGGTCTGGAGTGCGCGGGTGATTTGGGTAAGCTTTTCATATCTGGCTATTAGTTCGTTTTCACCAAGTGTTTCAATTGTCTCACGGTGAGCAAGAAGCGTATCTTCATACCACCGAATAACTTTCAATAATACTGCCGCTTCTTCTGCATATAGTAGGACGTGGCTATGGTGCCAGGCGTAGGTAGGCTGGTTAATCATGAAGTCGTGCAGGCGTCCGCCGACCTTATGCAGCGTTAGCATATCCATCACTGAAAGCACCCGCCTGCCTTTGCTCATCTGGCAATCCACCACGCCGAAAACCATCAGCGAAAGTGTGAGCCAGTTAGAGCAAGGCATTTCTAAACGGATTGGGGGTTTGGGGGAAGTCGTCATGATTCAGGTTAGATTTTAAAATTTACTTTTCCTTCGATCGACCCCAAAAATTAGATCGATAGCCCTAAAAACATAGTAAGAAAATAAGAAGAGCAGCCCGGCAAGGAACAGGAAGAGTGCTATTTTGATGATCATGATTGAGTGCCTCCTTTCTTGTACAGATCATTAGGGAATTCGATAAATTCAAACCGACGCAAAAAGCTTGCGCCTAAATCTTCGATATAAAAACGGGAGCATTCACAAATGATAATTGTGTGTGGCCTTTTCAGTTTAAAAGGGCTCACACATTTCTTATTAACATGAATTTCGGGATCAAACAAACTCTGCAAAACATCTAATAACCTGTTGGCTGGCACATCATCAATGATGATAAATTCGGTGTCTTTGGTTAAAGCTTGAAACGCAAATGGATCTGACAGGAAATTACTTTTCCCTGATAACCAGATAAATTCTTTCCCAACCACCAGATCTTTGGCTGCACGGCTCTTTCCAGATTCTGACGGACCAATAAAAACCTGTGACTTAGGGAAGTCCGTATTTGGTTTAGTTTCAAAAACTGCATTTACCGCATCCGGTATCGCAGCCAGAATCTTATTCTGTACTTCCTGCTGAATACGGGTAAACAAAAGCACTTGAATTGCACAGTAGCTGTGAACCAAAGGTACAGCCGTTGCATCCCGCCATACTTCGGCAGCAGATTCATAAAAATCAACCTTACTTTCTATGGCAGCAAGCGCGGCCAAATCTTCCGGGAGGGCATTAGTTTCCCAGGCATGAATTATTTCATGAATGTCCATTATCAATAATTTAGAACTTGAATAATACCCTTTACGGGCTGATGATTAGTTTTTTTGGCTTACAATTACATTTTGAACAGAATGCCAGTCGCGCTGATAAATAACGAAAGAGCAGCAGGTACATCGGTGGATTTTCTTAAACACCTTCCGATCCGGAAATATGCGTGCTTCCTGCACTGTGTTACATTTTGGGCATTTTATTTGATCCAATTCCGAAGATTCCTGCTCGAAATCGACAAATACTTTTGTTTTTTGGGGCATTTTGATTGCTGGCATAAGGTTGATTTTTTAAACAGATAATAAGCCAGATGGCTGTTAAAAAAAGACTGACACAAACGATTAAATAGTATAGACCAATGAGCTGATTCATACTAACGCCCGGTGATAAACGGCATCATAATGGCGGCGATCCATGGACTCACAGTAGGCTTCATAATGTTTGTGCATGGTAAGGTTTTCCTTAGCCCGGTTCAGCTTACTAATGATGATGGCACGTGTAACCATCTTTTTAGAATCAGTTTCGCGGGTTTGCGCTTCTTCCAGCATTTCCAGCTCGGAATTACAGGATTTGAACATCTCGAAAAAAGTAGCATACGACATTTCGCCTAGCGTAGAAGCCGGCGTGGCAATGATTTGGTTGTAGAACATTGGTAGATTTGGTTTAATTGAAATATACTTTGTATTGGTATTGGATGCTATGGGTTCAACTCTGTTAAAGATTATTACTTAAAATTTTAAACCATCTATCTTCCTCCTGTTTTGAGCACCAAGGAATTAACAGCCAGTTATTGTGCACTAACCCAATTTTGGCTTTGGCATCGGCTGAGTCATCGGCTAATAGTACCTCACTGCGAGAAAACAAATCATTTGACCGATACAAAAAAAAACAGAATGCCTTCAT